TGTCCTCTGATACTACTGAATCCTTCGGTGACTTCATAGGCCACTGAAGGTAATAGTTACGGTCATCCTCGTTGTGAGGTACACCTTGCTCGATTAAAAATTGACCTATCGGATCTTGCTTGCTTTCAATAGTCGTTCTGATATAATTTCTAAACAGTCTAGGGTGAATGCCAGAGGAACTATCAACAAGCTGACTAACAGTCCCACTAGGCTTAACGCAAGTGATAGCAGCAGCCTTGGCAATACCCAACTTCTTAGCCCATTTTTCATTTGTGTCATGTGCTACCTTCCTTAATTCTTTGAGCCACCTTTCAGCGTCTGTTCCTGACAGTACCCTGTGGTCCATAATGCCTGTGAGGGACACTCCGAGCAACCGTTCTTCTTCAGTATTTCGTTTCCATATCTTTCTAATGTAGCGGAAATCTGTGAGCGTAGCCTGCAAAGTTCCAAGGATTGTCGCCAACTCAACCTTTCTCTTGAGAGTAGCGAGGGTGTCGTCATGTCTAATAACAACTTCGGACAGATTACAAAACTGGTTCGGTCGCAAGATAATCTCGCCACAAGGGTTAGCCCCATACTCGTGGTCCACATCTCTGCCAATCTCTCCAGCCTTTTTTTGAAAAGCAATTCGGTTGATGATTCCTCTTTCACCTGATTTACTCCTGTGTAAGTTTCTTAGTTCTTTGAAGAAGCTATCAAAGTCAGGGCGTTCAGTGTATGCAACAGAGTTATTTGCAAGAGCACGCTGAGGGTTATCAATCCACCACTGACCAACTTTAGCTCTAGCCATCCTGTCATCGGTAAGGTTACTGAGAGATATACAAGCTGACCTACGCACCCCACCAGAGACAACACTATCAGCGATCTTACATATAATATCATGGCATTCAATTGAGTTAAGCCTACGCCCCTCCGCTTTAGTAAAGGTTTGAACTAGAAATTTAAAGAGATTGTCCAGAGGTTCGGGACCAGAAGCACGCCCTCCAAAAGTTTTAAGCCTAGCACCAGCAGGGCGGAGTCGAGACAAATCCCAAGTAGGAATTCTTCCTTGGTATAAGAGTCCAATGATTTCTCTTGTGGCTGTAGCCCATCCAATCTTAGAATCCGCCACAACCACAATGGTGGGTGTCTTGGTAAAATCTTCATTAACTTCTGGTAGCCTGTTAATGAACTGGCGTTCAACACTGAAGCCAACACCAGTACCACACAAGAGAATATACATAGTCTCATCAAAAGAACGAGGGTGGTCAATAGGAACGTAAGAGCAATTATATCCAGCAACATGGTCTCTCTCCAAAGCTTTGCCTGCCGTCATAAGGGCACGCATTGATGGCATCACCTCAAGGTTTAGAATAGCACGTTCACAATTATCAAAGTCTAAATCTATATCTACATCATCTTGTTGTAGAGTAGGTATAGATTCTCTAAAGAAATTTGTGTATCTTCCTACTGTTTCTTCCCAAGTCTCCCTTCTATTTAAATCATCTATCCACCTAGCGTATTTACCTTTGGCTATATACTGTTGGTAATCAGTCTTCATCCTTGTCAAGGTCCTCCATTAAGGAATCTCTTAATCCTTCCCAAGCTCTAGCCAGTAAAGAAAAGTAACAGAAGTCCCAAGCTATCTGCTCCTCGTACACAGAGATGTGGAGTAAACAAGCAGGTGTACCACCAAAGGCAAGCTCCAGTACTGTGAACATGAATGTTGGGACTCTTTCATTCTCTATCTTATTCTGGTACGTTACTGCAAAAGGTACAAATGATAGAAACATTTATTCTCCTTTCAACCAACTAGACACAATGCGGTATGCACCCATCAGATAAAGGAAGTCAAACCTCCAGCTTCCGTCAACGTAGTCTATCTCTAACAGAGCACCACCAGTGAAACCGGATGCTCCTTCTATCTCTGCTATTACTAAGCTGTATATCTTATTATCTCTGTCTATCTGTAAGCTACCACTAATCTTCATCCTCGTCTCCTTTAAACAATGGTTTAGTTAAGTGTACATAAACTTCAAGCCCTTCTTTACGGGCTATGTCTATCATGTGCTTCGTTCCTCTAGACTCCCCATCCCACACCGCTACCAGAGCATCTGCTTGTTTCGCCATAGCAACGTTCCGGATCATCCCAGCCTGCTTCCCGTGTGTGTTCCATTGGGCTGGATGTCGTTCGATGGCGATGCCACGTTGGGTCGCCCACCGTTCCCCTTCCAGATCTGCCCCCCGTGCAGTCCCACTGATTATCAGGGAAGGTATAAACCCGCTTGCCTTCATGGCACGGATCACATCTTTCTGGTTCACATACTCTCTCGACCCCGCTATTATCACTTTCATTTTCGTAATCCTCTATTAACATTTCTATGTAGTGCATAGCTTTCTGTAAATCTTCTAAGCCATTCTTATCTCTGTGCCTAACGATGTACTTAATTACGTTAGCCTCACGATAAGGAATAAGATTACGAGTAATAAACTCAATAGGCTGAATAGCGTAGTCCTTATAATGATTACCTCCTGGTTGTTTATCTAGTGCTTTCATTTGCCCCTCTTTCCATGCTGTGATTTATGCATCTTATCTCCGACGTACTCGGAGTATCCATTAGCTTCTGAGTAACCTTTGATTGTGAATGAAGCAGCTGATATATAGCGTACGCCATCCTTCCCACATTCAGGGCAAGGTGCTGGATCGTTACGCTCTTTAACAGTCCGCCACTCTTCCCAACCGAAGTCACAACCTGCACAATAATATTCGTAAATCATATGTCAAGTAGTACCTTAGTGAGTTCTTCTTGTTTCAAGCTGATGACCTCATGTAAACCTTCGACCAGTTCTTCTATGTCTGGCTCAAGAAGTTCTATCACTTGATCAGCATCATACCTAGCAATCAACAAGTCTTTTATTTCTTCTGTCGTTAGCATTATTCTTTAGTCGCCCAGTAAAATAGTAATAAGATAGCAATAACTAATAGACATTTTACTATCATCATTAGTCACCCCAACGAGGATCAGTTAATGACAAAACTTCAAATCCAATTATAACATTTGGTACCCACCCATCAGACTCAAGTTTAACTATTTGATTGCGAGCACCTTGTTCACTCTTAAATCCTCGAAGATAATTAATCTCCGAACATACCACCCAGTACTTAACCATATACCCTCCTAAGATATGTTTCCAAGTTAAGGAACTCTGGTTCAGCATACCCATCATGCATATCATGTAGATATATTAAACCCCTCCAGTACCTTTCGTTCTCTGTTGTCCAATCCATATCATAATCGAAGTAACACCCTGCAACCAAACCAATCTTCTGCCTACCTGTCACTGAGGTCAGGCGAGTGTAGTCAGTGAGGTGAGAGTGTCCTACCACACAGCTTGAGAGGGTTTTGAGCACAAGGCTACGAGCATGATTTACCCCACCTATCGGTAACCCCATTACACCTGAGGTAAAGTAGTGGGCGAATGCTATTCCCTCAACAACAGCAGGCTGGGTTAAATCAAATACATTCCAGCCGTGTTCTTTGTACTGCAGATCATCTACACTCATGTGACCATACATGCTAGGCTTATCCTGTACTGCTAGGTTAATCCTATTCTCATGGTTACCAAGGCACATGATCTTCTTAGGTTTATAAAGCTTAGACTTATTCTTCCTAGCTCTTGCGTTGTACTCATCAATAGGTTTGTTGAATTTCTTAAGCCCATCATGGCAAGAAGCAAGGTCATCAGCATATCTCTTACCCTCAGCGGATAGCTTACCTACATCATACTTAGATAAGCTACCCATCTCTGCGAAGTCTCCAAGACACACGATGTACTTAGGTTTACGTTTAACTGCGAACTTACCCGCCCATTCCAACCTATTGTTGTTGTGTTCGGGTGTACAGTGTGGGTCCGGTAGTACAAGGCATTCATTATCTTTCACTCAAATCCTCCTTGGCCCATTCCTTAGGCACTTTCATGAAAGCGTACTTGATTCCATTCTTCTCACACCAATCAGAATACTTGTGCTTCTTCTTCTTGGTTATCCAGTTGTTCTTCATGAACAACATTCGCACATCCTTGTCAGGGTTAGCAGCCACTACCTCTCGCATCTTAGTTCGTTGCGCAGATGTGAAGCGACCCTTCGCCTCTATGATAACTCCATTGCCCAGTACAAAGTCTGGGGTATAATAATGTTTCTCGGTTACATCCTTTGAACCACAGTTCCTGCAGTACCCTCCACGTTTCTTAAGATAGTATACCATTTTGAAAGGCTCATACTTAAACTTAATGCCACGCTTCCTCAGGTTGCAGGCTACTGATCTCTCAAAGTTAGACCGAAAGTTTGGTTTAGACAATTACCTCTCCTTGTATTTAACTCCTATTTGTTTAGCTAGTTTCTTCAGGGTTGTACTGCACTTTCCCCTCTGTATCTGCCTCAAGCCTTTGTTGTTGTGATGCCGACGGTTCCCACATTTCATCTGCTTCTCTCCGTATCCATAACAGCCTAGCATTCTCCAGTAGGAACGTAGCCCAGTAGTTCCCGAACCTCTTAAAGTACTGCTGAGCTACGTGTGAGAACATCTCATCTGAATCATCCATCTGCTTTACTTGCTTAACCAGTTGGGAGTTCTTTCCTACCCCGAACAATCCTAAGATATTATCGGTGGAGTCTCCAGTCAGTAGTTGACAATAGAAATTACGCCATGCTTGTACTTCGGTCACAAAGTATCTCTTATCTGTTTCCCAGTTATAGTGCCAACCAGGAACCATGTCCAAGTCTTTATCCCTCGTACAGATACAGGTAGTGTAATTACTGTTATCAAAGTTACCCTCAGCTACTTGGCTGAACTGTTCAAACTGTGCAATCCCCATTGCATCGTCAGCTTCCTGACCTTCAACAACCTCTGCTGTCCATTGCTCTACTAAGTACTCTCTACAATTAGGTAGATGGTAAGGCCTACGCATGTCCACTCTATTCCCTTTGTACTTAAGAATAGTACCGATTGACTCACGGAAGTTACCCTCTTCGGGGGAGATAAAGATACTGTAATTTTCCACTTCATCAAAGTGGTCTAGCACAGACTTCACCATCTGCTTTACTGAATGAAGAGCATACTCAATCTTTTCTGGTTTAAAGTTAGTCTCAACGTCGAGGAGATCAATACCTTTCCTCTCGCAGTACTTAGCCATGTCCTTCTTATAGCGTTCTTCGTGTCCATCAGGTGCGACATATCGTTTGCCATCAGCTACTGAGGCTACAGAGTATGCTATAATATCTCCATCAATGAGAGGTTTCATTATCCTCCTGACTTATAGCCTCCTCAACCATACGAAGATGGAGGCTATAAGCTTCTTCTAAAGTAAATTCATTATCAAGTATTGGATCGACCCACATGTTACCTATCCTTCGCCAGCCGTGAGTCATGAGAGTCCAATACATCACAGCCCTTTCGATAGTAACCTCCTATGCTAGGTCTGGCTCATCACTCATGGTTGCCAGATAAGCTTCGTCTATGGGACGTACGTTGGAATCAACGTAGTTGACTGCTTCCCTTACCTTAACCTTAAGCCGTTCCTGTAACATCAACCATGCTTCGGCTGAAGGATTATCAAAGTCAAAGACATATGGATCATTCTTAGACTTACTAACCTTGAACCCTTCGATGTCGGGCACTGGGCCACACCCATCAAAGTTAGCATAGGTTACAGGGTCACCATCATTAGTGGTGCGTTTAACTAGCTTGACGTTTACAATACAGGGAAGTCCAATTAGATTAGACAAGTCACCTTTGAACTTCTTGTTAGAAGGGTCAAGGGCTTTGACTATGCTGAACAGCTTAGACTTCTCATGCAGGTGCTTGGTCTTGTAGTCAACGGTTACATTAAGGGGGAAGTAACCAGTGGTAATACGTACTGGTTTACCTTCTGAGTCCAAGTCATCCACTAAGTCGAAACCAAGGATAACCTGAGGAGCAGGTTTCTTCTTCTCACCTTTGTACGGATCACGCTTCTGCACACCCAGATCAATAATAGTCATGAGTCTTGCAGGCCGAGCACCTTCTTTAGGTAGCACATACTCAGCTCTCTGTCCTTCATTCTTGCTAAAGTCCAACGCTAATGCCATAGTTACATTCTCCTTCTTCTGATTTCATTAATAATCTCAATCATAGATTTAACCTTCATGTCTTCTAAGAGTTGGTCTTCTCCTTTCCTAACAACTACTCCTAGGTTTAATTCAGGAATGTCAGAAGGTGTATCCTTAAACACTCCTCGAAACAGCCACTGTTTCTGAAACACACTATCAGGATAGTTATAATCAACTATACTATAAGTCATCTTAATCAAAGTAGTAACCTAGTTGAATTAATGTTTATTAATAAGTGTTAATAAGAACTGTTTAATAACTATTCTTTAACTATACTATTATTATAACATATATTTCTCCTTTTGTCAATAGTTTTTTTTCCTTAGAGCCACGGGGGTTTCAGGCTTGTCAAGCTTTTTATTACATATTTTTCTTACACATTCCAAGTGGAATAATAATCTGTTATTGTACCACTCGAATACTATCTGCTCTCCTCCTTTCTCAATAGGTTTATAACATAACCTACACATACCCTTACCATTGCCTCTGGCTTTTGTTAGTGGCATTGTAATTAACTAAACTTCTTCTTGAGTTCTTCATACTGTTTCCTCTGCATCTCACGTTTCCTCTCCTCGTACTTCATCTGTTGTTCTATCCTTTTAACATATTCAGCATCTGTTTCCAGACGCCTGTAGTAAGCGTAGCACTCATGATCACCATCACAGTAGTCACACCCAGTATAAATCTCTACATCTATTGTTCTTGGGTCAACCCCTTGCTCTTCAACCTGTGTTTTTATATCTTCTAGTTCCTCTATTAAATCTACCAGCCTCATGTTAACATCTATATTATAACTCCTACGTACTTCCCTCTTTTCCATATCAGCTACAGGATTTGTTCCAGTTGTATTCATTACAGCACCTCCAATACTTTCATTTGATTAGCAAGATACCACTTACCACCCTGACTCTCAGGCCTCGTCATCAATGTATAGTCTCGTATCTGTACTCGCACCCAAGTCCGTCCTCGTTCTACTAGATGTGGTGCTACTGGCTTGGACATCACGTGCCAGTGGGGTCGGTACTTGTACCCTGAGGTTGGATGCGACTCGGCTGGCATCCACTGGCCTAGAGTAAGCCTCTGTTTCCTGTTGATGAATAGAGGCCCCAGTGAGCCATCCTTCCGGAGTGTTACCAGTTTGTAACCAATCATTTGATCTCGTCCTCCTTGTGTGTGTTAGTTCTTCAAACGCTTGTCTATCAGCATCTACATATTTCTGTGGTCGTACCATCATAGGTGTGAAGTCTGTGAAGATAGCTTCGAGCATACAGTTCAAGTGATACCTTGGCTCTCGTCGCCAACCCAACCACACTATCACCTGCGTCTCACCTTTTGCTATCAGCTGACCACACTTACGACAGTGCCCTCTGCCATTAGCTGTTGTCTTTCTAAAGTGCATATACTACCTCCTTAATAAGGTACGCATTCGATGCTACATCTATCACAATAATGCTTGTAGTCGAAAGGCACAATGTGGTACATCTTATCTGTTTTGTGGCATTTAGGACAGGCAGTACCTTCAACCTTGATATAATTATCTGGTAATGGGTGGGGTACTCTTTCTACTTTAACCATAGTTACATTCCTTTATAGCAAGCTTTGTCGTGATCAATCATCACCGTCCATTTCTGATTAGACTGTGTTGCATCGTAAGGTGCTGGCCCACCTGGAAGTTTGTTCTTAGGAAAGTACAAGCCTCGTTCATTCGGATGGGAGTCATCACCCAACGGTCTACCTATTGTTATCAATGCATCAACTGCCCCCTGCATCCCTACCTTAGAACCATACAAGGCATTCATCTCAATGTACTTGACACCATTACAAGTACCATCTGCCTGATGGATCGAGAGTACAGGTGCTTGCTTGGCTATCCTTCTAACCCACTTAGCAAGGTTAGTATACAGCTCAGTGTTAGTACCACTATCAGCGAATCCACTTATGTTCCACAACTGATCAAACACTATGATGCCGGGATTGTGTTGCTTTAAAGTTTGCTCCACGAATCTGGTTGTCATAGCGGTGTTGTAGTAGAACATAAACTTATCTGGGTTTTCTGTCTGCCACTCTCGCCATAGTCTGACAACCTTATCTTTATCCTCGCGAACCTCAGTGGAGGTAAGCCCAAGAAGTGCCTGAATACATCGCACCTTAACTTGTTCCCCTCCTTCTTCATTACAAAAGTATAATGCCTGCTCCCCCTGTTCCATCTGTGGGATGATGTGGGCAAGTTCCGATGTTGCAAAAGTTGTTTTTCCTGTGTCCACATATCCCGCAACCATGACGCTGTTCTTCCTTCTAAGTGGACCGAGAGACACGTTGAGTTCTTCGAGTCCCCACTTATAGCCAGTGTCTCCAACAGTTTGAGTAAGAAGTTCCTCGATATCATCTGTGACTAGAGCCTCCGCTTGTTCTGATACTTGATTGGACTGCACTGCGTACTGCGAGAGCAACGCATCCATCTCCTTGAACTCTCTTGCTCCCTGCCTACCCTCTGCTATAGGAGCAAGGGCATCTATCATACGAGAGGCGTACTCCCTGTCGATGAAGCCTCGTACTATAGATTCAATGGAGGACGAATCAATCTCCATCTCATCCAGCTTATCGAACAGTGCATCGTACGATGACAACTCCGACACATCAAAGTTGGGGTGCTGTGTCAGCTTGAACCACTCACCGAACCCAGCCCAATCAATATCGTTGTCATCAGGGTTGAGAGTCCACCATGCTTTAATGTCTTTGAATATCTGACGGGCATACGGTGTTAAAATCTGTGTCTTAATAAACTTAAGATACTTATCGTAGTTCGATCTGTTACCCAGTATCTTTAATACATTAATGTCCTTGGGTTTGCTCATCCGAATACTCCTTTTGGAAATGGTTTACATCCTAGTACCTTATCCCAATCACATAACCCATCCCTTATACATGTACCACAAGGTAATACATTAGGGTGGTTGCAGTGTTCACATGAAGATGTACCTGTACGACTAGCGAATGTTTCTAGCCCGCACTCAGGGCATACTTCATAATCTGAGTCCTCCTCGATATACCTCATCCATAACGGTTCATTTTCACTCATGTTAGTCCTCTCCTAGTTCACATACATTTTGTATCTCTTGGCTACACATCTCGCAGTAGCCTCCCTTGCAAAGTATCTTTACTACCTTGTTGCTTAGCAGATCAGGGTCGTCATCTCCCCAGTTCTCACAAGCACACTTACCTAAGTCTTCTAAGCACCTATTACATTTACCTTTCTTCATCATCACCATCCTCCTTAAGATATGCTTGTATTTCTCTAGTTGGATACTTACACCCATTAGCAGCCAGATAAAATTCAGCTTCATCCAGTAATACTCTGGCTTTTTTCAGCAACCCATTGATCCGTTCTATCTTACAGTAAGGACACTCGTTGCCATAGATAGTTATGGCTGGCAAAGGTGGTGCATCGGTTTCAGTTGCATGGTAAGAACCATGCTCTTCACAGGTCGATACATAAACTGTTCCTTCATTCATCACCCACCTCCGCTTTGATTTTGTCCTTCGTATTTTCCAGCCATTTACTTGCCTTATCTCCTGACCACGCACCGCACAAACAATCGCACTCGCAGTGGGCTGAACAATCGCAGGTTTCAAAGTCAGCTTGGGATATCTCCCCCAACAAATTCTTGAGCCGTTCTATCTCATCGGCTTGGGTGGTAAGTTCTTTGTCTATATGTTTGTACTTAACCCACTCACCAGACTTATGTCGCTTCATGTCACAACCAATTACATCGTGGTATAGTTCATATCTTCTCATCATCGCCTCCTCGCTTCGGTGGGTCTGGGATTGGCATCCAGTGGGTTATTAATATTAGCTTCCTGTTTTCGGGGTTATTAAAATCCCAACGCCACTCAGAGCTTGGTTCTTCTTTAAATACTCTACGGCAAGAAACAGGTGCTATTGTTTTATTCCAATAGGGTGCGTCAATAGTCCAAACTTGTTCACCAATCTCAGGCAACCTATCCTCGCAACTAATCCATTCCATGCTATTCACCTCGCTTTAGTTGCTTGCCCTTGCACCCCATGATTACCCCGAATATCTGAGGGGCAAAAGGTAGTGGGGTTCTAAATATCTCCGATAAGTTCCACACAACAGCCAACAGCCAACCCCAAGGGGTGAATGTCCAGAATCTAGTTATAGGCCATATCCACATAGCTATTCACCTCGCTTTAGTTTGTCGAGTAGCTTCTGAAGATTCACGAAGATATTTATCTTGGTCTTGCCCCATATCTTAGCCCACTCCATAGTGAGTTCCAACACCTCAACCGCTTCACTAATCAGGCTGTCTTTGTCGGCAAGCTGTTCTTTGAGGTCGGTTACTTCCCTTCTTAATGGTGGAACACAAGTGCAATGTATCTCATCTTCCCTGCATGGTTCATTGATTACTCGGCTATGGCTCTCTTGCCAATCGTCAAGCTTTTCCTGTAAAGTGTGAGTGAGGTTGGTTTCTTTAATCAGGGCTTTGTGCTTACTATCACACTCACTATGCCAATCAGGTATCATGTCCGATAGCTTCCTTAACAACTCCCTCGCCTTATCACGCTCGGTGCGTAGCTCGGTTAGCTCGGTGTTGATTTCTTTATAGGTGATATGCCCTTTATTAGAACCACATTTCTTACATATTACAGGTATTCCACCACCGTGAACCATCACCTCTAGTAGTTCATTTGAGTCACACCACGCACAATATTTCTCCATATCACTTGGCATTATCTAGTAGCTCCCTGTTCTGTTTAGCTAATGCAGATGCAACGTTAGCCATTGTTTTATACTTCAGAACTTCATCCCTCAACTCAGAAAGCTCCGCTTCCTTGTCGGTGCGGGTGTTCCATGCCTTGATTGCTTCGGCTTCATTCACTCCACGACCATGTTCAAAGTACTCTACATCCAAGCCAGAAGGACAATTGTGGTTAATAGATACACTCCCACGAGGTTCTTTACCACATGGCTCTCCTATATGTAGCGTTATGCTTCCACCACAAAACGGGCAGGGCAACATCTTCTCTTTATCGGTTGTCATACTTGCACCTTATCCATATCTGCCCAGTTTAATCCCATCTCTAAGTCCACACTCAAGGGCAGATCGAATGTGAAATCAAACAACTCTTCTAACCTCTTCGGTACTGACAACATTAACTTCTTAATTAAAGGTAAGGCATCCGGTAACACATCAGTGTGGATGTCAAAGATAATGGAGTCATGCACCGTGTTGATGAGCAAGCATTTGTCGCTCAGCTTCTCGTCGTTCAGCAACTTCCTTACGAGCAGACCAAGTGAAGCATAAAGTATCTCCCCTGCTAGTCCCTGCACGGGGTAGTTCTTTATCTTCGTGGGCTTGAAGGAAGTCATCTGTCCTTGTCGCCTCAAGAAGCTTGGGGCATCGTCCTCCTGAAAGACATAACGCTTTCCAGTTATTGATTTGATGTGCCCGATACAAGCTGGCAATCCCTTTGACGTTCTCATAGTTGATGGTTGTTTTGATTGTTGTACCTCCGCTATCCATCTATCCTGAAGTTCTTTAACCTTGGGGTACAAGGCATCTTCGATAGCAAAGAACTCTTTTGCTTCGTCGATTGAACAACCAAGGACTTCGGCAATGGACGGTGCACCTGCACCATACGCCTTGCGGAAGGAGAATACTTTAATATCTTTTCGTAGCTTCTTGTACTTGCTGTGTTCAGGGTGCGTTTCGTCATGGCACTTGGTGTATACTTCATCGTAGTCCTCCTTAAGTTTATAAGCTAATCTCTTACAGTGAAAGTCAATCCCACTGCGTATGTCCTGTTGCATCTGTTCGTCACCAGACAAGAAGGCTTGAACTACTACCTCTATCTGTGAGTAGTCGGCCTCTACTATCCTACCTTTCGAGCCGAACCTGCTGACGAAGCACTTCTTGATTACACTCATCGTGTGATCTCCTGTATTCTTCGTATGATGTCGTTGTCTATGTCGTTAGCTATCTGTTGGGCAGACTGAGCTTGAGCCATAGACATAGCATAATAATGTTCCCGCTGTACCTCGATGTACTCTCTAGCAGTAGTGGCTGGTGTATTAGCCACATCCAACGACCTCTGTAACGCCCGCATCTGCTCGATATGCTTAGCACGTCTAAGCTTTTCCTTTTCCTCACAGACACAGCTAAGGTACAGCTTCTTACCAGACATCAAGCGAATGTATACACCTTGACAGTTACTACACCTATACTTCGTTAGACCTTGTAGGTAAGGGGAAGCTGTTGTAGAGCTATCTGCCTGCGTCATCCATGCTGTAGCAGTAGCAGTACGGTAGTAGGTACTTGGCATTAGTCGTCACCCCCAGTTAAGTTCTGCAGGTTGGGGTTAGAACTTGATAGCCTTCCTGTCTGTGTCACTACAGTATTAAGGTTACCATGTATCTTACCATCAGGCCAGACCAACCTACCATACCCAAGGAAGTAAGTATTTAAATCCTTCGAGTACATCCTGAAATCCTTTAACGCATCAAGGAATACCTTAGTAGATTTACTACCGTTCTTCTTTAGAAGATTGTCTATCACTTCTTCATTGGTGGAATAGAAACCTTCCTTCTTCAACGCCCACTTCTGATGGGCAATACAACCTAACCCCTCCATGTGTTTAGTTACCTTGACATTCTTAAGCCGAGGTAACCCTTCCTTCTTACCAGACTTAAAGTAAACTATCTGATTGTTATCATCAAGCATCATCTCTTTCTTAACATAACTGTACTCACCTCCAAAGAGTACAAGACTAAGTTGATCCTTTGAATCAGGGTTAAGTTTATCATGTATCTCTTCATCGAAATACTTGACCATGTAATTTAGGATTGTCATCTTAGATTTCTCTAACTCTTTAGTCAAGCGGATAGCCTCAGCCCTTGACTGCTCGACATCATATTCCATCCCATTGTACTCCATCACTATGGTGGCAAGCAACGCTTCCATATGTAGCTCAAGCAGAGGGAGCATACCCATCGCCTCTGCCTTGGCTACCTGTGCATGATAGATTAACTCTAGGTTCTTTACATCCCCTTCAAGGTAATTAATCAACTGTTCTTCAGGGATCTTAACAGTATCAATCCCTTCGTTCCAGTAGTCCTCAATCAAAGGGTCTTTGTTAGTACCCCCGTACTTCTCAGAGCAGGCCTCTAGGCTAGGAAATCTCTTGGTCTGCCCTGACAACAGGTACTCAGCCACCATAGTACACCATAGCTTGCCTGTTTTAATCCACTCCCTCCACTCAGGGTAGAACCTCATCAGATACTTGAGGTCAAAGCTTAGGTTGTGTGCCACCACTGTTGTCACCTCAGGCAACAAGGTTTCATATGGTGGGTCTTCCATGTAATAGGTCTGTACCTTACCCTCCAAGGACATACCATGTGCAACTATAATGTTATCAGCATGGAAGGGGCTAGCCTTCATAGTGCCTACATCCTCGTTGCGTATGGTAGTTTCAAGATCTATTGGTAGTATCATCAAGTACCCTCATTATAGTGTCTTGTAATTCATCAGCCCAATCACCTACACCTAGGTCACCAGTAGCCCCAATATATTCTAACATATCAGTAAGTACATCAGAGTGCACCTT